TGTTAGTACTACTATCAGAAAAAGTAACAAGTAGATGGTCGAGAGTACCATCGTGGAGAGCATAGAGCCAATCTTTTTGATCTCGGTATATTTTTTTTGCATTGTTATTGGTTAAAAATGTAGCTGTACTACTTGCCTCCATTAGATAATCACCCTCATCATAGTTTAAGAACTCTCTCGGTGATAGTGCAGCATTCCAGACTGTGTTACCGGTCACAGTCAATTCTGCTAATGTCTGCTCTATTGGTGACGTTGCTCCTGTGCTGTACTCGTAACCGAATTCAAGCTTGTAATCAAAGAAAGAGTTTGAGCAAGATTGAGAAGCCGTATCTGTAAAATCCCAATCGTGAGTGACGTAAGACTCCAAAACACGAGCGATGTTGAACACGCCTCTATTGTTTGAGCCAAAGTGTAAAGGTACTTTTATCCTTGTGAGTAGGTCATCGGATGTATTCTTGACATCGCAGATAAACTTAAAATTAAAATTGCCTGTTATACCGGTGGATGTTTCTTGAACAACCCACAGATTATCGTTATAGGCTGGTTGATGTGTTCCACTGACTTGGTGACTTGCTGATAGTGCCATCTATTTATAATTAAGAAATCAAGCGAAGTGGCTGAATTAAAGCAGTTCGTTTAAACAAGCACAGACATACGATTCAAAACCTGATGCTGCCGCCTTCTCTAATCGCTTCTGCCTCTGTTTGCTTATCGTGGTGTGAAATGCAAGAGTATTCAGAAACTCAGTGAGTGGCATCTCAAGTATTGCATCCCATTCCTGCCTTCTGCCACCTGCTAATCTGTCAACGAGTCCGAGCCATCCGAAAACATCTCCTTTGCTTTCTTCACCTCCCCCTTCAAATAAGTTAGGGTAGTTTTTAATAATTTCGGATAGAGAGCCGAAAAAAAAAGCGAGTATTTGTAAAATTGTGGTGCAGGTAAATCCTTGAAATTGTCAACCTTCCACTGATAATCATCCTCTATCTTACTCCCAAAGATGTTCACCCGGTACGATAAACAAGCAATGATTTTGTGTAACGCCTCTATTTTATCGCTGTCACCTAACTCTTGCAACTCAATGAAGTGGTGAGCCTCCATTGCTTTAGCATTTTTGACGAGCTTAAACCTTCTTCCCTTGTGTTTGAATGTCCACTTCAATCGGTGCTTTGGTTCTTGCTCTAAAAAAGACAAGTCAATTTTCCGCAAGTCGTTTAGTGTCCACTTCTCAACCTCCTCATAAGTCAGCCCTTTAATTATCGCTATTGTGTGAGCTGTTTTCTCAATAGGGTTAAGGTCATCAGGAAGCTCCCCAATCTCTTGAAGCATTCCGATTGTAATATCTTTCCATTTAAGCATAGTAGAATAGTCCTGGTTTATTGTGTTGTTTGCAATCATTGGCAAGAGCTAAAGACATCACGCAGTCATCATGTAGTCCTTGTGGTGCTGTGTATCTCACTCCTGTTCTTGTGTATTCAAATTCAAAGTTACGCATTTCATCGGCAATCACGCCCTCAGGGAATCTTACCTTTTGACTCTGTACCGCCACCACTAAGCCCTCAATCAGTTGTTGCTTTGATTGGCTTGTGAATTTAAAGCCTTTGATTCTTGGATGCTGCCTTTGTAGTTGCTCAACGATAGGATCACCGACTCCTGTACTATCCACAAACGCAGGTGTGTTTCCTATGGTTGCCGTTATCTTTTGAAGCGTCTGACTCCAATCAGCTTGGAATCTGTCAAAGTGAACGACCTCGCCCTTTTCGTTTAGTCCTATGATGACTGTCCAGTCTGTGTACTTTGCAAGGTCAATGCCGTATGCCTTTGGTGTGCCGGTGCTTTGTTGAATACAAGCGTTGATGTTCTCATGTCCGAACGGGTTAGAATTATCGTCAGCAGGTTCAGCCAAGTACAACTCCCTAAACACATACTCAGGTAAGTCACGTTTAGCTTGTTCAATCTCCTCACGTTCAATGATGCCTTCATCTGCCGCATCGTAAGCTGTGATCTTGAAATACTCCATATTGGGATCACCTGACTTTGCCCTCTCTCCTAATTTATAAAACCAATTCTTTTTGCCCTTGACGTTTCCAATGAGTTTACATTTGCCTTGTGTTGCCGTTAGTGTTGAACGAAGTGCAAACCAAGAGTCCTCTCTTGCTCTTGATGCCTCATCAAAGACTGCCGCATATACATCATCACCATAAAGGTTGTCAGGCTTCTCTGCCGATTTAAACTCAATCCTTGAGCCTACCGGTGTTATCAGTGTCAACTTGCTTTCGTTAGATACAAAGAAGTTTTTCTCTGTCACTTGTGCCTTCATCCTTCTGAATGCTATCTCTGCCTGTTGGTACACAGGAGCAACCCACCACACTGATTGATTTTCTTTTAGATTTAAACTCTGCTCAAATAACCAAATTATATGACTTGCCGTTTTACCTGTCTTAGTAGATGCAGCCGTTATTGTGTAACGTGCATCTGAATCCAAGATGGCTTTTTGGTAACTCGTCAGTTTTGGTCTTGAGTAGTTTATTTGCATACTTGCCTAAGTAGGTCTACACGCTTTTTGTTTACAATGTCAATGTTGTGGTGTTCTTGGCAATAGTGATAGTTAATCATGCCCACCTCTTTCACTTTGTCTGACTTGATCAGCTTTCCAATCTCAGACCAATCGTTATTCTTAACAAAGAAACATCCAAGATTGTCACGATGGTTTGTATATGGCTCAACTGATGACACAAAGATAGGCAACTTGTAGGCTGCCGCTTCGAGAATCTTCAGCTCTGATTTGTATCGGTTGAAATTAGTCGGAAGTAGTGGAGCAATACAGATGTCTATCTCTGAGTAATACTTGCCAAACTCATTTGCTTTTGTTCCTACCCTTGTCTGAAACCACTCAGGGCGTTTATGTCTTGGCTCTCCTGTGATTGCTTTTTCCATTGTTGCCCAATCGGGAACATTCTCGTGAAATCCACACATTAGGAATCTCGCTCCGTATTCTTCGCAGATAGGCTTTATTTTGTCGCTGAGCAACTTTAAGTCTTCGGTGTGAGATAACCCTCCTACCCAACCGATAGTGAAAGGATGCTCCGTTTCTGCTTTCCATTGGCTTTGATTTAAGTCTAAGGCATTGGGAACGATGTGAACATTCTGATTAAATTCATGAACTTTTTCCCGAAGTTGTTCGGTAGTAACCATGACTGCATCTGCATAGTGTAGGCTGTCCTTGATTCCATTCTTGATAAATGCTCTGTAAAACTTGTAAGCTGGGTTGTGTTTAGGTATAATCCAATAGTCATCAATATCAACAATAAAAGGGATTTTCTTTTTGGCAAGTATCGGAAGGATGTTGTATTGCAATCTTCCAAGCCATCGGTTGAATACCACGCAATCATATTTCTCAAAAGGTAGGTCAGCCCATTCCCCCTGATCAACAGACACATCAACTGTGATTCCGTAGTCTATTTGGATTTTGACGTATGGGGTGTATAGCCTGTGAAAGCTCACCCCATTCATTCCGTCAAGTAGTAGTAAGATTCTCATTAGAAAGGCATATCGTCTTTCTCCTTCGGTGGTCTTGGCACTGCCACATAGTGAGTAGCCTTTGACCTGTCGTTTTGATGCTTGAGTTTCTGCACTCTGATTCTGACATCTCCGTACTTGTTAATCTCAAGCTTTCCGTCATTCAAAGCTTGTTTGAACTTCTCCACGTTAATCGTGATGTTTAAGCCAAAGTCATCTGACCAGGCGTTTCCTAAAAATGTAATTTCATCCATATTAAAATAGTTGTAGTTGTTTCTTGTGATCTTCTATTCGTTTCATTGCAGCGTTGTAGTAGTCAGTATCTAATTCACAAGCAGTAAGGTCAAAACCTAAATCGTGACACGCTATTGCGATTGAACCTGAACCTAAATGAGTATCAAGTATTTTATCGCCTTCGGTTGCATAGTTCTTCAGAAGCCACTTATAAAGAGCAACTGGTTTCTGTGTTGGGTGGATTCGATGTTCTTTGTTTTTCATGTCTTGTTGAAGCATTCCATTCCATCTAAAATTGAACATTCTGACTGCTGTATTAAATGAAGTCCAAGCAAGTTCACAATCTGCAAAATTACCTGTATTTATTTTATTCCATACTACCCAACAAGTAGAGTCAAATGGTATTTTACTAATAAAATGATTAGCCCCCCATATTATTTGATTTTTTGATACTCTAAAAAGTTCTTCAAAATATTCTTTTTCAGGAGCAGAACAATCCCAATTTTTCTTAATGTAATTTTTCGCAGTTCCTAAATTATCTCCTCCAATTTTACCGCCATCCATATTTATACCATAAGGTGGGTCTACAATAGCAAGGTCAAAATGATTATCCTCATAACGACCCATCAATTTCATATTGTCCTCGTTTGTTATCATTAGTCTAAATTTAAAGTCACGTTTACAACCTTAGCCTCAACGGTTGCATCTACTGTTTCCTTTGGTTTACCATATACCCGACTGAGTAAAGTATCCATTGAATAGAGTGAGCCTTTCTCATAGCTCTTGATGATAGCCTTTGCAACTGTCTTTTCTAACATGGTTGCATCTTCATTCTTCAGAACCTTTTTAATCTCTTGCTCATCCATTGCCATAATAGCCTGAATGCTGTCGTTTACCTCTGAAAGTTTGTAGCCTTCCTCCTTCATTAAGGTCGTGAACTTTTTAGGTCTACCCTCCAACCAGCGTCTTTCATCCTCGCCTTTTTTGAATGGTTTTAAGTTTTCTTCGTTAGCCATATTTTCACAGATTATTCACAGATATTACGTTCTGTCATCTTAACCTTATGGACAACTTTCAACATATCTTTGTGTTGCTTTTTATCACCGTATTCGATGTGGCAGCTTCTGCATAATCCCATCAGGTTGTCAATGGTGTCTTTATTTCCTCCACCCATTCCTCTAGGTTCAATGTGATGAATGTCATTTGCAGTTTTTCCGCATATCTCACAAGGTATCCAATCGGTGGGATGATAGTTCATTTCCTTCAAATATATTTTGGTGTGTTTCTTCACAGCCTAATTAGTTGACATTTGGTTCTCTGCTGAAGTTCGTGCATGTGAGCGTTGTGAGCATTGAAGTTTGTGCCTTGCTCTGCTTGGATATAGTGTTCAGTCAGTCCTTGATATAAAGCTCTGCCTCCATCTATCCCTAACGTGTAAACTTGGTCAAATCGGTTCATCAGTAGTTCAAATGCAAATGAGCTTGAGTTGAATGTTCTGAATGTGTAGTGACCGATATTGGGATCAATCTTAAACTGAACAAAGATAGTGTTGTCGTATATCTTTTGATTGCAGGTTCTGGTCAGAATAAAACGTGCCTTGTATTTTCCGTTTATGTATTTCTGTGGTTCGTTATAAATCACAGGATCGTGAAAGGCTGCTATATCTGCATAGCGTGTTTTTTCCAATGCTCCGTTAATTGTCCAGACGTTGTAGTCTAACATCATAGAAGCATCCCACCTCTCAAGAGATGCACCCGTTCCAACAACGAGCCAAGGCTTATCCTTCGCCCAAGTCTGTTTTATTATCTGTGTTACGCACGACACGTTTTCTTCTCTTTTTTTTAACGGGTTGCTCGTCATCAGCAAGAGTGTTGAGTTCCTTCTTCTGTGCTTCTGCTCTGATAATCATTGAGAGCATTCCCTCAACGACACAATTGCCGCAGGTGGGAAGTGGTTTGCCCATCTCTTGTAAGTACACTGCTCTAAACTCGACGTTCTGCTCAGGTGTCATCTTCAGCACTTGTGTTTCTTTCCATTTCTGGAATACTGGCAGCATCTCCTCCAGTATGAATGTTATTTGTTCTTGGGTCATAATGTTTTATTTTCACTCAATATCCTAATTGCTTTGGTTAACGCCTCGTTGACTTCGCTCGGTCGTGGTTGACTGATGGCAAAGCCTCGTCTGTATTTCAAATGTCTTTTTAATGTGTCAATTACTTCGTTTATGTCCTTTAGTTCATACATATCTGTTCAATATCGCTGCTATCATTCCTGCCGCAAATGAGAATAGAACTCCCTCCAAGGAGTGGAAGTACATAACACTCAACCAAAACGCAAGACATAGCTCACAGGTAAATGGCTTAACCTTGAGTCGATATGTCCAGTTTCTTACAAGAATTACTCCTGCGGAGGCGAGTCCTAATATCTCAAATGTAAGGCTCATATTTTTTGAATTGTTTGTTCGCTTTGTATTTAATCTCGTTAATCACTTTATCTATTTCGTGCCTACTGATGCCCGTTGCTCTGCTGATAGATCGTGCTGATTTGGGTTTGATGTTACGCCCACCCTCTGAATAAAGCTTCCATATCTTGGTGTGATACCAGTCATACTCTCGCAGTACGATATCAATGCAGTAGTGCAGTATCTCGTTTCGGTAGTCAACATCATGGTCAGGTATTTCAAGTTTAGAGGAGTCCAACATTGGTTCTTGTTTAAATAGTTTGTTGAACCTGGTATATTGTCCGTAAGCTTGGTTAACGACAATACGAATGACAAGCCCTTCCCAATATCCGCTGTTGTATTTTTCAAGTATCCAATCTTCATCCTTTTCGCAGATTATTAAAAACACCTCCTGATACAAATCATTGGCTTGGTGCTTCCCTATCTTCTCACAAACCTCCCTCAACCATTCGGCTGTTGTCAGCTCGTTTATGATGTCGGCTTTTTTGATATGTCAAAGTTCTTTGCAATTTCAATAGGTATATTTTAAGTTTTGCACTTTATCTCCACACGCTTTTCATTGCATATACTATAAACCTCAAATCCTTTCTTCATGTATTTCTTAGCGTAGTAGATCACTTGCTTTTCGTTATCAAGAAAGATGTGTAGATATTCTTTCGACTTCCTCAACGTAAGTTCTAAGGTCATGCTCTATGTGATTCATTGCCTGAGAATAAAACGATTCCTCTGGCTGGTATTTCAATTCTATGTAATTAGTGTAGTTCTTGCATAGGTTTATAACGGTGCTATGGTCACGATTAATGTATCTGCCTATGTCCGTGTAGGTTCTTTTTAAATGCTCTCTAGCTATGTAGCAAAATAAAGCTCTGCCTACAATTATGTGACGATCTCTTTTCCTGCCCATTATGTCCTCGCTAAAGACATTGGTCACCTTTGTAACTATGTCCAGCAGCTTGACAAATTGCATGTCATACCTTGGAGCATTGTAAGGATTGTTAATTTTTTGGGTTAGGTCATAAATCTCAGCCTTTAGCTTATTTATTCTGTCATTCAGAATACGCTCTCTATTTGAGCATCTTGCTTTTAATCTAATGTATTCGTATTGGTAATTCATAGTAGTTCTCTGTATCGTGTAAACTTACCCTCAAAACTGCAAGGGATTGCTGCACATTGTCCGTGCCTATTTTTTTGTATTAATAACTCTGCATCCATTTCAACATCTTCCCGATGATCGCTGTAATATTGTGGTCTGTATGGGAACAAAACTACATCCGCATCCTGTTCAATCTGTCCGCTTTCTTTTAGATCTGATAGTGTAGGTTTTACGTTGCTCTTATCCTCACGTCTTAACTGTGCTAACGCTACAACAGTAATATTGATCTCCTTTGCCAGTTGTTTTAATCGCTTACTGGCTTCACTTACTTTTTCATACCGGCTTTGTCCTTCTGCATTTATCAGTTGTAAGTAGTCAATAAATACAACATTCAATCCATGCTTTGCCTTGTGCAGTTTTATCTTAGTAATTAAACTCTCAAGATCTCTGTCAGGTGTATCAATCAAACTTATCTCGTGTGGGTTAGCGTACATTTGAGTAGCTATATTTTCAATATCCTGTTTAGTTATATTGGCGTTTCTGATTTTGTAGTTTTCAACCTCTGCAAAATAACTGATGTATCGTTGTGCTAATTCCTCTTTGCTCATTTCTAAAGTCACAAATAAAGTCTTAGCCCATTTACAACACTCAATCGCTAACGATAATCCAAGGGCAGACTTACCAGCACCTGGGCGACCACCTAACACAATCATATTTCCAGCATGATAACCTCCAATATATTTGTCTAAGTATCTCCAGCCGGTGGAAAGACCTTGAAGCTTACTTCCTCTGTCAATAGCTTCTTCAATGTTATCTAAAACCTTTCCTGCAACTATCACGATTTCTGTACTGTCGTTACCTGCTTTTATTTTACTTTCCTCCAGTATCTCAGTTAAAAGAGATTGCATCGTGTGAAGATCCTGTACTTTACTTATTTCCGCAACCCTCTGATTGATGCGTTTCTCTTTGTATTTGTACTCAAGGATTTTCAAATCACGCTCCACGGTTTTATCAGTAACCATCGCACTATAAACCTTGGAAAGTTCAATCTTATTTTTTGGGAATAAGTTCATCACTGCATTAATACTTATGGTATCACCTGAGCGATCCATCTGCTTTAATGCTCTTACTACCTTTGAATATAACGGTGTAGTAAACCAATCGGGATTGGTGCTGTTCAGAAATACTCTGGCATACTCTGAAAAAAAGAATGCACTTAATATATTAATCTCAATCATCTAATGTTGCTTTAGGTAGTTTACCTTGCGAAGGTACTGTTTTATCTCTACTCATCCAGTTACGAGCTGCTGCTTTCCAATCCTTCATTTTATTTTTACCAATCATCCATCCTTTAGAAGAATAAAAGTCATGAAACCTTTGTGCATCTAATTCACTAAACTCTGATTGTATTTCTTTAACGGTGGGTTCTATAAATACATTTACTTTATTTTCCTTTCCTTTACTTTCCTTTATAGCATTGCGTTCGCTATGCGTTCGCTTTGCGTTCGCATTATTCCAACGAGCTTTGGCGGATTCACTGGCTTTACGGCTTTTCTCATTACGCATCTTTAAACGTTTTTCAATACTTGTTGAGTGAAAAAACTCCCCATCTGTAACGAACAAATCAAAGTCATTTATAATACTTGCAATGCGTTCTTCATCCGTTCGTAGTTCATACGCTATGCGTTCGCATTCCAATCGCATTGCGTTCGCATTCTGATAAAGTTCTTCAATGATTGCCCAGTATAAACCGTACCCCTCAAAACCATGTTTATAGATTAGCTTTTTAATCTTCTCATCGCTTCTGGTATTGTAGTCGTGTGAGAAATAAAACGTGTCACTCATAGCCCTCTAATTAATCGTTGTACTTGTACTTCATGCCACATCTCATCAATTCCCTCAGCATGTCCCCAATTTTTGTATTTAATGTGATCTAACATACTAAAGTTTTCACCTTCACGAATGCCGCTCATTAAGTGAAAGTCGTAAGTGAACCAGAACTGATTATCCCGGTATACATCAATGATACAGTAATCATTTTCAAATTTGTGTTTTATATGATATTCCATTGCATAAAAAAAGCCCCGTACCAGTTAGATGTGTCGCAGTACACCTAACCAGCCGAGGCAAAAGATTTTTAAAATAACAGCTGCGACCCTGTTTTAATACTCTACGAATATACTATAATCCTATTCGTTTGTCAAGTATTTTCTTTGTTTTCAATCTGGATAAACCCAGTGTGCCTGTTACTTCCCATCTCTTTTAGAAAGTTTACTTCAACCTTTGCTGAGTTGATAATTGTCTGAGCGACATCGCTGATTGCTTTAGCTTTGTCAATTTCCATGTCACCGTCTTTTAACATTTCGATAGTTTCAAAAAGGTGATGTCTAAGGTCTTGAATTTTGTCTTTTGCCATTGGTTATTCTTGTTATAGTTTTCTTTAAATTAATTAC